TTATACGAACATTTGATGCCAAATATCCAGTATAGGCTGCAAGTGTTTTGTATGTTAATAAAGCTTGTTGTGTATGTGTTCTTACCGAATTATTATGTCTTAGAGCATAACGACCAATAACTTTCATTCCTGCTGGGTGTAAAAGATTATATAAAACTTCCCTATATTTTTCTATTTCTTTTTCTACTGTAATTTGATATGTGAAATTATTGTATATACTACTCTGTAAAACATCATAAGAACTTGCTTGTCCTTTTGTAGTTAAATATTGTCCTTGACCAATTACCAAACCATTTAGGAATGAAGCGGTTGCCTTTCCACTACCGTCACCATATTGTATAGTTCCGTCACTTCCATAATTTCTGTGATATGTGATTGCCTGTGATGCAGATGTTGCCGGTGTTGTATATGTAATAATATCTTGTGTATAAACAGATCCAGAACTGGCTGGAATCATTCGAATATTACCTGATTTTTTATCAATTTTTAGATTTATAGCCGTATTTACTTTAGTAGTATAATCAAATATTCTTAAATTATAATTACTTAAAAGTTCATTATTGTTTGTTGTTAAATTTGTGATAGAATCAACTGTTGCATACCATGTTGGTGATCCTATAGATGGTCCTTGGTAAACAAAATCACCTTTTTGTGGTAAATTTGAAATATATACATTTGATACTAATATATCTTGTATCTTCAAAGAAACATTTGGTTTTGAAACATAATCTTCTCCAGCATCCAAAACATTAATAGTTGTTATTGATCCTGTTCTATCAAGAGTTAAAGAGAATGAAGCACCTGAACCTAATATACTAGGAACATACAATGAAGCACCTAAAGCCTGTACATTAGATGAATTTACAGATAAAGTTGGTAAGGAATCATTTGTATAACCAGAACCACCTAAAGGATAATCAGTTTTAGGTCCAAAAACATAAGATACTTTTGTAATAGTACCACTAGTATCAACATTTAATACGTTTGCTCTTGCTCCTCTTCCTGATCCACCTGAAAAAACAATAACATCATTTACACGATATCCTTTTCCGCCATTTGTAATTAATATTGGACCTAATATGCCTAAATTAGATAAAGATATTTTGTTTCCGTAATCATCCGCATAAGCTGCATCGGCTGTAACAGTAGGTATTTTTGAAATTCCTCCACCACCATCATCAACATAAACTGTGGAAATTGGATAACCAGTATAAGAGGTAAAAGTAAATGCATTTGCTAAAGAGGTATTAACGTTTGCACTTCTATTTGAGCTAAAGAAAGAAAAAGTTGTATTATTGATTCTAACATTTCTGGCTAAACTTATAGAGTTTATAGGAACATTTGCAATATTTGATACTGGCCCATCTGTATTAATATAAGCAACGTGTGCAGCTGCTTTTGAAATGTCTGAGTCTGATATATTCAAAAATGTTACAGGATCCGTAGCATTTAAACCATAAACAGTAGGATCTGGAAACCCATAACCACCATTAACAACTTTAATTGATGTTATTGAACCTTTTGTAATTGTTGCTATCTGTGCTGATGCGCTTGTTGATGTATTTGAAGAAAGTCCTCCATAAACAACAACCGGATCACCTGGTTGATACAATAATCCTCTATTATCTGCATTTGGATCAATGTTTATTTGACTAATTTGACCAACAATTTTTGCTCGTAATGGATTTCCGTTGAATAAAACATCTTGATTATTATTATCAACAATTCTTGCAAATTCACCTGATTGAAATAACCTTTCAATATTTGATATAAAAACTTCTGTTTTTGTTCCAGCCAATACAGATGTTTCTATTGTCGCAATTGATTTTGTTGTTTCTCCTAATATTCTATAATTTGCTAAATTTAAAAAATTTGGATCAGTTGTAGAAAGCTTTAAACTTTTTGGAATATACCATTCACCTGAAGAAGCTTTAAACACTGCATCTTTGGTAAAAAAAACATCAAAATCTGAATCGTATAATATCTTAAACAAAAATTTATAAGAAGAAATTGTTCCTTTAGATTGGTATAATTCTCTTGCAAATTTTACAGCTTTTTGTTTATCTATTAAAATATCTTTAGGAAAATATTGTAAAAAATCATTTGTATAATAGTCAATAAAACCATCAATAGTTGAATCAACATCTTTATAACTTAATAAATTTTTTGAACCGTATGTGACACCTTGATTGTTTGCAGTAGGATTTGTGTTAAAATTATTTGTTATGTCGGCTGATTCCAACCACTCATAATAAGCTTTTAAAAACAAATTAAAATTTTCATACTCGTCACTATCCCGAACAAACTCAGGAAGTTGTGAAGGTATTAATAGTGATGTTTTATTGTCAATCATGTTGTTTTAGCAATCATATTTACAACGATTGAATTCGGATCGTAAGGATCAACAGTAATAATTCTATTATATGTCGATGAAATAATAGTTGAATTTGGTTTACAAGATATAATTAATTGTCCTAAATCATTATCTACCGCAATCGGCGCAAAATTAATTAGAGATACAATACCATTTTGATAATTAATTGTTCCAACATTTGAATTTAATATTTTTTTGCCACTTGTATTATCATAATAATAACTTCTTAATGTTCCATAACGGCCAGATAAATTAACTACTGCGGCACCTAAATTTCCTGTTGTATCTCCAAATGCATTTGTAATTACTGCAACTGCTGTTGTGTAACCAGTACCTTCATTGTTTACAACGATGTTTTTAATTGTATTGTCTGAATCTAAAATAGCAGCTGCTGTTGCACCTGATCCATCACCAACAATTGTGACAGTAGGTGGACTTTGATATCCATAGCCTTTATTTAAAATACTAATTGATTCGACATAATTTGTTTGTGATGGAACTTCTTCCAAATAAACATCAGATATGGTTATTGCTGGATTGGTTGTATCACGTACTGTAAATTTTGGAAAACTTGAAACACCACTTATAAAATTATTTTTTTGTAATGTTGTACCAAAATATAAGTTATATGTTGATGAGGAAGTTAAAGACGGATTAAATTTCTTTTGTAATGTAACACCAATCTCATTTGTTATGATTGATGCATTTACTGAACTTATAATATTAGTAAAATCAGTTATAGAAAAAGTAGAATTAAAAGTGTTTAATGCTGTTGCAGCAAAACCATATAAATTTGTCTTAATCAGCGAAGAAAGCTGAGAAGAAGTTAAAGAAGTTTTATTTGGATCATAATAAACATTCACAGTAAGTTGAATGTAAGTATAATCAGGATCAACAATTGAAGGTTCAACTGTCATTATCGAAATTGGCTTAATAACTTCTTTTAGTATTCTTTGTTTTTGTGTTGCTGTTAGAGCATAAGAACCTGCAGGTTTTAAAGAAACAAATATTTGTCCGTATACTGGAGGATTATTTTCTTGGCCACCCCAAACACTAACTGAATCAAATGCAAAACCTAATTTATTTTGTTGTATTGCTGTAATATAATCATTTTTTGTAACTGCTCTGTTTTGTGCAGCATATGATTTTGGTGCTTGAAATTTTATAGAATCAATTGTTTCTTTATCACTTGCATTACTTGCAACATAATTAAGTGTAACAAAAGCGTTAGAATAACCAGAAACTGGATCCATCAAAGTAAAACTTGCTGCACCGGTTGCGGTTGTTCCTTCTGTTGTTAAATACGAAACATTTACTATATTACCATCAGTTAATTGTTGTCCAAGTATTCCATCACCAAAATATATTTCATAGTAGTCATCAAATCCTTCTTGTAAAAAATATACAGTTGAATTTGAATCTAAATTTAAATAATCGGTAGAATTTTTAAATATTTGATAAGAACTATCATAACTTGAAACTACAACCGATACAGATAGTGTTGTTGTATCAATTTTTTTACTTGGTAGTCTAAACAAATATTTTGGATTTTGTATAGAATCTACAACATAACTAAAACTTGTAGGAATTCCCTGTTTTATAGAAATATTGCTGAATGTAGCGGTTCCATTAATAACATTTACTGTTGTTGAATCAGTAGTTACAAAAGTATAACTAACACCATTTATTTTTTCAGATAAAAATCTTGTAAATTTTGGTAATGTTAATGAAGAATCGGTAACATTTCTTACGGTTAGTGTGATTCTTGCTGTTGGCGCAATTGCAGATTTTGGTGTATAGTTAAGTAATTTTGCTTGTGAGATTACAGAATTTCTTTGTAATGCCGTATCTAAAAACATTTCATTTGCAACCATGTTTAGATAATAAGCATTGTATTGTGTATTATAAGCTAAAATATCTAATAATGTAGATAATGCAGATCCTTCATAATTATAATCCCTCAAAACACTTTGTTGTTGTAGGTATTTTTTTAGATTAGATTTTATATTATTAAAATCCAATTCTGTTAAATTAACACTATTCGTAGCCATTTTATCTACTTCTTTCCAATATAATAGTTATTGTGCTAGGCATTGTTGCGTTACCAATATAAAAAACCAATGTTACACTATAAGAATTTTGATCTGGTTTTGGTGTTACCTTTATCTCACTTATACTAACTCTTGGTTCGTAATTATTAATAACATTTGTTATTTCTTTTTCTAAAATATTTGATGTAACGGGAGAAATATTTTCAAATAATAAAGAATCGATTCTTGATCCTAATTCTGGATTAAATGGTCTCTCGTACAATTTTGTTGATAAAAGATTACGAACAGAGCGAATAACTGCTTTTTCATCGTAACTTAGAGCAACGTCACCACCCACAGGTTTCTTTGTGAACGCAAAATCTATATCTGAATATAATTTGTTTAAGGTTGCCATTGTTTATTTATTACACTTAAAAGTAAAAGTCATGTTAGGAATCTTGGAAGTCGTCAAAAATATTTTGAGGCCGGAACGAAAAATTTCGAATTTTTAATCTCCAATGAATACTGTACCAGAACCAGATTCAATTTTGTTAGTTCCAGCTGAGTTGGTGTCAAGTTCACCGCCAGTGCCTGCATCACCAGTATCAGCAGTATCACC